TTCATAATTTTTCCTAACTAAATATTTTTCCGTACAATCCACCAATACCTAACGCTGTACTAAGTGCTGATTGTAAAGGATCTGGAGCTGCTTGCTCTTGATATTGTTGTCCTGATACACCACCCAATAAACCTGTTAATGTATTTCCGTATTGTGATAATCTTCCATAAGGTTCATAAGCTCCAGTTTGTGCTGCTTGTTGATCAGCAGATAATAAAGCTTGAGATTGACCTTGTCTTAATGCACCAAGAGATCCTAATGCAGAAACGTCTTGACCCATAGATCCTCTACCAAAATCAGATAAACCAAATTGTTGATTCATTTGATTTCCGTATGCACCAGCTAAACCTTGTTGTGCTGTAGCAATAGATCCTTGATTCATAAAATTTTGTTGTGCTAATTGATTTGCTTGATTAAAACCTTGTGACAATAATTTTGCCTGAAGAGCTGCTCTGTCGCCCAATACATCTGATTGATATTGACCAAGTTGTGCACCTTCTCTACCACCACCAAAATTACCAGACATAGCTGCTTGATCTCTAATTGCTTGAGCACCTGCTTGACTTTGTTTGTCATACTCTGCAAGTGTTGCATCAATTACTTGTGTTTGATAAGGGGACATAAATGATTGGTAAGCTTGTGGTCCTGTTAAAGCACCTAATCCACCAATTGTTGCTGCTGATTGTCCTAGAGCCCCGGCTCCTGCTGTCTGTGCAGCTTGTGCTGCTTGCAAGAACGGTTGATAAGATCCAACACCTTGTTGTGCAAGATTGATAGCTTGTGTCTGTAATGGGTCCTCACCCGCAACAAAACTTCTACCTGTAAATTTCGATGTGTCTATTGGTGCAGAGTATGTGGCTTTCGCCTGATCTGCATAATCTTTTACCGCCGGTTCTAAATATTCTTGTACTGACATTATATCATCCTTGATTGTAACATTTGTTGTTGTTCATACATAGCTTGTGCTCCTTCTAAACCTTGTGACTCTTCAGAAATTTCACCGCCCTGTTCTAAATTATTCATTAAATTTTCCATAACTTCTGCGCCTTTGTCGATATCTCCGCCTCCAGCATTTCTAACAGCATCTGCTGTAAATACAAATTCATTTTTAGATAGTCTAGCAGGCACATCATCAGCTCTTTCTTTTCTACCAAGATCTACAAAACCACCTGTTTCTCTGTAATCTTTTTCTTTGCCATCCATATCAAGTAAAGGCATTACTTCTTCTGCAACTTCAGTTTCCATTATACCGCCTTCTTGTCTACCTATTCTACCGCCATTAGCTTTCATAGTTAATATACTTAACATACTAGTTATAATTTCAGGATCTTGACCAGTTAGAGTAGAAATTTCGTCTACTCCTGCTCCTCTATTTTTCATATCTACGATCATAGAAAGTGTTTCCTCATCCATATCTGGAAACATGTCTTGCACCATAAATTTATTTTTTTGTTCTTGGTTATCTCCTAACATATTTTCAGTTTTTCCAGAAAATATTTGTCCAACTGCACTAGGGAAAGATTTTATTACGTCTAAAATTCCGATATCGGACTCACCTGCATAACCAGGTCTTGAACCATCACTACTTGGACTTACTAATTGTCCACCAGCGTAACCTATTCTTCCGCCATTAGCTGCCATAGCCATAGGTTGCTCCATACCCGCACCTTCTGGTGCTTGTTGTTGCATTACTGCTTTTACAAATTGTTCAAAAGATAAATCTCCACCTTTGTTTTTGTATTTAACATATTCCATCATAAGCATTTGTTCTGCTTGAGCTTGACCTGCGCCACCACCCATATTTAAAAATGTTTTTGGTTGTCTTCTAGACATACCTGCACCTGATCTTATAAATTCTTCTTCATCATCTTCTTCGACCATCATGCCGTTGGCATAACCTGCACGACCACCGTCAGCAGCATAAAAATTTTGCATTACATATTTTTTCTCTGGCATAAAATCTAAACCAGCACCTGCCTCACCTTTACCACTGTAAAAATCTTTAGCACGTTGAACTTGAAATCTTGGGTCCATAACTTCTACGTCTTCTTCTACTTCTTCATCACCACCACCCATTAAAAATGGTAAAGCTGTTGCTAGTGCACCACCAGTAAGAAACGCTCTCTTACCAGAAAATTCTCCGGCTTTTCCAAAGAGACCACCGCCTCCACCAAAAATACCACCGTCAGAACCTAAGAACAATTTACCGGCACCACCCATGATATTTTTTAATCCAAAGTTTTTCATTCCACCACCTGCTAACTGTGATAAAAACTTACCTTTGCCTGCAGCACCTAAAGCACCTAAACCATATGCTCCAGCACCTAATAAAGCTAGTTTACCTATAGGACTTTTAACAACTTTCTTTACAGCACGACCAGCTTTCTTTACAAGTTTACCTAAGAAATAACCTTGTCTAGGGTCTTGTAGGGAACCTAATCCACCTTGCATTTGTTGGGGTTGTTGCATTCTAGATATAGCCATAATTTTACCTTAATTTCTATGTTTACTTGGTTTTGCTCATTAAATCAAGAGGCGGCATGACAACATTTACGTCCTGAGCCATGTCTTCATTCTTATACCCCTTGGCTTCCCAGTCTTTTCTTTCCTTAAAAAGCTCGCCTGTTTGCTTGTGTCTGTACGTAGTCTCTACTTTAGCTTCTTTTATTTCCATTAATCTAATCTCTCCTTTTTGATATTTAGATAACTAATAGCAATATCGAACGAATCGGCAGTGCTAGATGTTATTTTTAGGGTAGTGTCACCCTCTACTATTAACGGTTGAGTTAATAATTCTTGTGTCACGTCGGCTGTTAAAGTTGCTGTTTTAATGGTTGTAATATCATTATTTGCGATAGTCACGGTCGGTGTGCCTGCAGAAGTAACTTTAATAGATTTAATAATATATGTTTCATTTATCAATGGGTTTTGTTTTGAAACTCCTTCTACAGTAGAGGTTCCAAACATAGTTTGTGCTGCAGTAGATGTTATATTGTCTACCCCATAAAATTTATATATGTTAGATACTGTCATTATTCTAGAAAGAAACTTTTAGCTTCTATTTCCTGTTTAATTTCTTCTTGAAATGAAGTGTTTAATTTTGTTATTACTGAATCTAGATCTCTAACTAAAGACTGTAAATTTTCTTGACTGTATTCACGTTCAGCTTTGGTTAATGAATTTACAATTTTTGCCATTACTCTCCTCCACCTGGATCAAACGGATCACTGTAAGAAGTATCGTCGCTAGGGTCATAACTTCCAGAATAACCTGAGTCTTGTCCTGTTTGATTCTGATAAGCATCTTGAATAGTGTTATAATCTTTTCGTGATTGAGCCTGTTGTAGTGAATTTAATTCGGCTGCTTTTTCTTCTCTAAGTTTATCTAGTCTATCTCTTAATACTTGAGAATCTTTTCGTTTTAATGTGTCTTGTATTGTGTTTATTCTTTTTTCATAAGCTCTTTGTAAACCATATTTTGTAGGGCTTCCAAATCTACCACCTGTTATTGTATTTAAAAATCCACCAGACACGGGATTATAACCTGTCATTAATCCAGAGGCTATACTTCCTGTACTAGTTAAATTACCTTGGCCGCCGTAGTAGTCTCTTATAGATGTGGCTCTTGGATCGTTTTGTGGAAGTGCTTTTAAAATTCCTTGCATTATACTCTTGTCTCCAACAAAAGGTATGTAGTCCATAAAATTAAATTTTTCATCTTCTTCATCTTCAAACATGCCACCTTTAAAATTTTGATTACCATACATATCAATCAATTCTTCATCTGTATAATTAGGTTTAAAACCTTTTAAACCTAGTTGAGTTATTTCTTCATCAGTATATCTATTATAGTTTGGATTATACTCTCTGTATTTTGCAATTAAATCTGCGGTTCCTTCACTGGGATATGCAGCATCCATATCTGCTCTAAGCTTGTCTACTATTTTTTGATTTAAAGGATCCATCATAGGGTTTCTATTATAGTCTGTTAATTTTTGTCCATACGGATCAGAGAAAGGACCTGTTTCAAACATCTGTTTATTAAAATCTGATTGACTCATATTTAAAAAAGGAGAAGCACCAGGAGCCCCTATCGTTTCATCATAACCTGATCCATAAATATTGTTGAAGTTACCGCCACTATCCATACCACTACTATTCATAAAAGCATTTGTATTTACAATACCTAAATTAGTTACAGGTTCTTGATCTTGAGGTAATTCAAAAGGATATTTTAAATACTGTTGTTCTGGAATATATTTTAAACCTTGATCTCTTATCTCTTGGTCAGTAGCCATTATCTTCTTCCTCCTGGGGATATATCTAATCTAAACGTCCCTAACTTCCAATCTTCATTTGCACCCGTGTTTGCAACTTCTAATGCAATTTGTCTTGCTCTTACTCTTACATCTTTTTTTGTTGTAGAGGAAGTACAATTGAAACTATTGGTAACTTGTGTGCTATTTGGATACAATCTTGTTTTAAATTTAATAGCTGTTGTTCCTGTTTGATCTATAAAATCTGGTATAAATCTGCTTATTCTCATTATGAACTCTCCGTCTCCTCTTAAATCTGGCATACCTACTGTCTGTCCCGTGCTGCTTCTACGTTGTGTAATATCAAAATCACCAGAAGATATGTTTGCTATTATAGCTGTAACAGCTCCACCGGCGTCAACTTGATCGGTCCCTGTTTCATGCTCATAGTATATTGTACAGCCATCGGTATTACCAACAACATCATAAGAACTATTGCTAGATGAATCATAAAAAGTTGCATGTGGTTTACCAAACAAGGCAGAATCTTCCCACGCTGTTCTTGCTAATGTACCCGTTGTCCAAATAGGTCTGTTAGCGGATGAGTCTAAATAATTATATGTGACTACTTTATTAATTAGGTTGGATGCAGAGCCACAATAAAACCAATTAACTTCTCCGAATAAATTATTTAAACCACAGTTTATTAAATCTCTTGCCGTAGTATTAATATCGTCATATACAAAATCTTCTACTAGACAAGGTAATGATTTTAATTGTCCATCATAAGTAAAGAAACCATTTTCCGACATCCAATAAGCTTTACCATCTACTTCTACACAAGCATTCTTACCTATGAGTCCACAGTTTGTACCTACTTGTTGAAAAGAGAAAGTAAAAGGCGCACCAACAAATTGCATTAAAAATAATGCTGTATCTGTCCAAACATAAATTGCGTCTCTACCTTTAATGGCTCCCATGATCCGTGATCCATCAGCTAATCTTTGTGTACCGGCGGTATTGTTTGCAGTTACAGTATAAGAGTCTGTTTGATCAATACTTTCTTGGTCAGAGAATCTAATAAACATATCGTCTTGAGTAGCACTATTACCTACTGTTGTTTCTGTGCCAAAAAATACTAAGTGTCTATCTGGTGTAGATACTAAAACATGTCTCGATGCCGTAGGTGCGTTAGGTAAAAGAGTTGCTCTAACGTTAACAGCATTTGTTGGAGATCCATCCCATTCAAAACAAGGACCGTTATAAATAAGTGCTATTAGTTTTTGACCGTAATTATCTAAAATCCATAGTCCAGGATCAATAGTAAAGTCTTCAGCTGTTGAAGATTCTCCCCATGCAACGTATTCAGAAATATTTGTAACCGTAGCACCTAAAGTATGTGTAGCTGCGGTCGTTCCATTAACTCCTCTTGCTCCTCCACTTAAAGTGTTGGTGCTGGTGTCATTCGCCGTGTAACTTATATCTTCATTATCTATTCTAATTTCTCCCGATGTTGGAAAAGCTGAAGTGCTAGATAAAACTATGTTTGTAGTAGTGGTATCAGTTAACGCTGTAGCAAGAGTAGTGGTTGCTGCTCCACTTGTTTGACCGCTCCAGTTACCTGCTCCGTATCCAAAACCACCCAGTTGTTGAGAGGGACCAACATTGTAATAACATAAAACAGAAGCTGATCCACCATTTGTTACAGGAGTTCCTGCCTCTGCAGTGTTCATAGTAATTGTAAATGTAGTTGCACTTGGAACTGAGGCAACCATAAATTTTACATCTTCAAAGGTTGCGTTGGTAAATGTAGATCCGCTTAATCCTGTTACACTATCAAATAAAACAATATCATCTTCTAATAATCCGTGAGTCCCGGTGCATGTTACGGTAACCGTTGTAGATGAAGCGGTGCTTGTAAAATTAGCTCCTGTTAAAGTTGCTCGAATGGGGTGAATATCATAATACTGACCACCAACATAAACATATAAAATTTTATTAGTGCCTATAACAGAATACTTAACACTGGCTTTGTTTTCAAATTGATGTATTGCTCTTGCAGAACCTGTTAATTTATCTTCACCTAATTGAGTCCAACCACCTATTTTCTCTGGTGTACCGTACCTAAAACGTACATTGTCCCCATCAAACCATTGCCCTTCAGCTCCGGTTTCTGTGACTTGTTTATTAAATCCTGGTGCAAAGCCTAGTTTTTGTAGCATAATAATCCCTTATATATTGAGATCTAATTAAAATCTAGCCCTTATTACCATTCCAAACATCAAAGGAACAGTTGAAAGCTATCACAGTTTTACGCTTTTTAGAGTCATTTTTTTTAGAACGGTGATACTTATATGATGGAAATATTAATATATCCCCCTCTTTTGCTTTTATTTTAGAACCATCTAAAAATTCTGTGACCATAGATTTACTGGGCATTTCTAAATAATAAACTCCTGCAAATTGAGATTCACCATGATTATGCCATCCATGAGTATCCCCTTGATGATATTGTTGAAACCAACTTGAATGAATCCTCCAATTTTTTGAATGAAAATTTTCACATAACATAAGCATATGTTGTTTAATGTTGTCATAAAAAATATCTAAATATTCTCTTTTTACGGAAGCAGATAAATAAAAATCAGTATGAGATATTTTATTATTCTCATGTTCAGTTAATGAAAATTTAGGAACCTTGCTAATAGCTTCTAATAATTTATTTTTTATTAATGTATGATTCTTAAGAGGATGTACCCACATTATATTTTATATTGTCCTACTGTTTCCCCATTCTTTATTATTTCTCCATATTTACCTCTTAATATTGCATCAAATGCAAGAGTTACTCTAGATTTATTGGAGGTGTTTGCATCTACATAGTGAAATAAATAAGATGGAAACAATACTAATTTATCTTTTTCCCATATTGATTCTAAGACATTACAGTTTATTGGATTGTATTTTTCAATAATCGGTAAATTTGGTAAAGCGTATGGTCTTAGAAATTTTAAAGGAGCAAATTCTCCAGTCTCTCCACCTAAATAAAATACACCACTTATGAAAGTATTCATGTGATTATGTGGAGGATGATTCATCTTTTTTTCGTTTGAATTTAACCACATAGACACGATGTCTACTTTATATCCTTTTTTAATCTTAAAATAATTTTCTGCTAATATAGAAACGCTTAACTTTATTTTTTTTGTAAGATCTTTAAAGAAAGGATCTTTTTGTAAGTTGATAGTTTGACCACCTTTTGGATTATAATATTTTGTTTTTTTAATGTTTAATTTATCAGACATCCCTGGATAAACTACTTCAAAGGTAGGTGTCATAAAATGACCACATAGTTTAGGATATAGCTCCACATGTTTTGGTAGAGGCACACTATACATAAATTGTTTAGCTTTTTTTGGCATCTTTAAAATTTATTTAAAAGGAGAACCTATCGTCCACATAACTAAACTCTTTCTAGTTCCTTTTGTTACTGGTGTTACTCTATGCCATACATAAGATGGAAATATTATCAAGTCACCTTGATTAGTTAATTCAGTGGCCTTTTTAATATTATTACCTTTTTTATTATTTCTAAAATCAAACTCAAAATCACCACCTTCATATTTACTTGTATCATTTAGAAGTAAAGTACAACTTAGTTTTCTTGTCTTACCATTAAAATTAATATCATCGCTTTTATACGGTTCACTTGATTGATCACAATGCCAATCGTAATGTTGGTTCTTTTTATATATAGTATATTGAGC